ACCTGTCAGGCGCAGACCTTCTAAAACTTTTAGCTGTCAGGACGATTGTGCCGGACGGTGATTTAGTTGGCTGGAAGAAATTGTGTGATGGGGTGATTTGCAAACTGCAAATTCCGGCGAAAGCAAAACGTGTTGGCGGTTTTATTGGCCGCAAATGTCGCGCTGAATTTGCCGTGGTGCTTGAGGGCAACGGTCAAAGCCAGCATAACGGCATGGAATACAAGGTTGGCGAGACGGTCAAGCCGGACACCTACGACCCTAACCCGCTGGTGGAATGCTCAAACGGAATCCACTTTTTTATCAGCAAACAAGAGGCGAATGACTACAACTACAACTAAAATTATGAAAAACCAAACGCGAACGACGGCGCGCCGGTTTTGAACGCGACATGACCGGCGAAAATGACTAATAACCCCCAACTCAACGCAAAATTATGAAAATTAAAATCGTCTCACGCTGGAATAGCGAAATAATCCTGTTTGAATCCGACGAAGAAAATATAGGCGAGGCAGGCGCAAACCTGTCAGGCGCAGACCTGTCAGGCGCATACCTGTCAGGCGCAAGCCTGTCAGGCGCAAACCTGTCAGGCGCAGACCTGTCAGGCGCAAACCTGTCAGGCGCAGACCTGTCAGGCGCAGACCTGTCACGCGCAGACCTGTCAGGCGCAAACCTGTCAGGCGCAGACCTGTCAGGCGCAAACCTGTCACGCGCAGACCTGTCAGGCGCAGACCTGTCAGGCGCAAACCTGTCAGGCGCAAACCTGTCAGGCGCAGACCTGTCACGCGCAGACCTGTCAGGCGCAGACCTGTCACGCGCATACCTGTCAGGCGCAGACCTTCTAAAACTTTTAGCTGTCAGGACGATTGTGCCGGACGGTGATTTAGTTGGCTGGAAGAAATTGTGTGATGGGGTGATTTGCAAACTGCAAATTCCGGCGAAAGCAAAACGTGTTGGCGGTTTTATTGGCCGCAAATGTCGCGCTGAATTTGCCGTGGTGCTTGAGGGCAACGGTCAAAGCCAGCATAACGGCATGGAATACAAGGTTGGCGAGACGGTCAAGCCGGACACCTACGACCCTAACCCGCTGGTGGAATGCTCAAACGGAATCCACTTTTTTATCAGCAAACAAGAGGCGATTGACTACAACTAAGGAAAATGATTATGGAAAACTCAAAATACCCCTGGCCTCGCGTCCGCATAGGCACGACGCCGGAAACGCGACAGCTAAACGCGATTGTTGAGGTGTTTGACGCTGAAACCCTTTACCGCAACGACACGGCCAGCCTCGCTGTTCTTGAGGAAATAGCCGAGCAATGGAACTACCCAAATTTGGCTCAGACCTTGCGCGAGTATGCGGAGAAAGGAACGCGATGAGCGCACACATAGCCGAATACAATGGCAAGCGGGTTGCCGTGGATTATGTCCATCCTCAACGCCAGTTCCGGGTTGCCTGTTTGCGCATCATTTGCAGCGGGGCAAGCGGGGTTGTCCATTGCCCGGACGGAAAGCGTTACGAAGTGCGTCAGGCGTCGCGGCTGGCCGTGCTGGTTCGCAACCTGAACGCATTACCCGGCGCGGAGGTGATGATATGAACGCCAAAACACTGAAAGCACTTAAACAATCCATCGCGCATTGGCGCAGGTTGGCCACTGGAAAAACAAAACGCGGAGAAAAACCGTCTGGCCATTACTGCCCGCTTTGCAAACTGTTTCCCGGCCCTTGTGAGGGATGTCCGGTGATGGCAGAAACTAAACAAAGTGATTGCTGGGGTTCGCCGTGGGGAGAGGCTAACTGGAATTACTTTAACATAGGCAAGCGTTCCGGCGCATTCAAAGCCGCCGCCCGTGAAGAACTAGCCTTTCTGAAATCGCTGTTGCCGAAGCGCAAACACCCAACCCGCTGACGGGCAGGGGGATGGAGAGATTAAAATAAACGCACTTTTGCATTGACAATCTATAGATATAGAGGAAGATACACGCATGACAGCAAACGAACTCAAACCCCTGATTGGCCAGAAAGTAATTGTGAACTTCAAGGGATTGCAATTGGTTGGGAAGCTAATCGGGATACACCCTCAATTCAATGGACGCGACGGGCTGGTATTACTTCCCGGCCAAAAGAAAATGACCCGTTTTTGGGCGTCTAAAATCAGCAAGATAAAATAATTTATGAGCATTGACAACACGCCAGCAATAAAAGCGTTCGTCCAAGAGAGGATGAAAACCGTGGACCTATTTTCTGCCTTCGAAGAATTACGAATGATTGTAACTCTTTGCGACGGCCTGACCAAGCAAAACGAAATGCTGGCCAGCGCATTAAACTTTCCCACGCCGTGTCCCAAAACGCCTGTTCCCACCGTTCGCGGTATGTCGGAAGGCAGCGAGACGGCGCGGGATTAACTTGCGGTGAACCAAACCCAATATGAACAAACAAAATGAAATGGTGGTTGTGGAACGTAAACCGGGAGCATTGGCGCGGCCTATATTGCCAACCATCAATATCGAAGAACTGATTACCAAAGCGGTTGACTCGAAAGCCGCCGTTGAGGTTGTGAAGGAACTCCGCGCCATGCTGCGCGAAGATCAAGCCATAGCCGCCGCGCAAGCGTTTGACGAAGCCATGTCAGCGTTTCAGGCGCAATGTCCGGTCATCATCAAGGGCAGGGGTGTTCCTGACCGTTCGGGAGCGACCGCTTACAAATACGCCCCGATTGAGAAAATTGAGGAAGTTATCCGGCCAATCGAGCGCGAACATGGCTTCACCCACACCTACAACCAGGATGTCGCCAGCCAGCCGGGGTGGGTAATAACCAGCGTGACGATTACGCATACCCTTGGACATTCCAAGACCAGCGTTGGAAAGTTCCCGCTTGGGACACGCACGGCGATAATGAGCGACACACAGCAATATGCCGCCGCTCTGACGTTCTCAAATCGTCGCGTATTGGGAAACGCTTACGGGCTAGTGTTTGCTGGCGAGGATAAGGACGGAGGAAACCCGCCCAAGGCGTCGGCCACTGGCCGCGTTGTCACAACTGAAATCCGCAATCGCTTCTTTGAAGTCACCAAGGACATTCACCAGAAGATTTTGCAATGGGCGATTGATGAATCTGTCATTATGCCGGATGGCTCAATGGATGATTTGCCCGACTCCATCATTCCGACCACCAAGGGAGAGCTTGAAAAGTTCCGCCAGAAAGTTGAGGCGCACCAATGAAAAGTATGAACCAATGGCAAATACGCAGAATGCTACATGACGTGACATCACGTTCTTGTCATTTCGTTTTCCCTTATCAGAAAGCCAACTCTTTGGCAGATTGTTCGCACGAATCGGCTGGATGCTTTGTTTGGGATGGGTGTCGAGATAAAGACGGATATGGGGTTATGGAATGGAAGGCGTTTCGCGGTGGGCGTCAGTGGCGCATTCATCGGCTGTCCTATTTTCTTTTTGTTGGCGAAGTAAATTCGGAATCAATGATTTGCCACACCTGTGATAATCGCGCCTGCTGGAATCCAGACCACCTTTACAAAGGAACCGCAAAGACAAACTCCAAAGACATGGACGACAGAGGCAGAAGAATAACGGCGCGGGGAGAAGGCTGCGGGGCTTCAAAACTGAAAACGAAAGACGTTTTGAAAATACGAAAAATCTATTCACCCAAGCCTTTCGGAAATAACTGCCACCAACTTGCAAAGCGATACGGGGTTTGTTTTCAAAGTATTTGGAACATTGTCACAGGAAAAACGTGGAGGCATATTTAATATGTTCAAAAACGCGAAAATTATTGGAGTTGGAATAAATTCTGAGGCGTATCACCACCAAGAAGCAGAGCGATGCACCCCTGAGTTTCGCATGTCCCCATCAAGCCTTAAATCTTTCTCGGAATGCCCAAGTAGATATAAGGCGGGATATGTTTCGCCTGATTCGGAGGCAAAACAGTTTGGCAACCTGCTTGACTGTCTTTTGCTAACGCCAGAGCAATTTAAGACGCGCTACGCCATCAAGCCGGCAACCTACCGCGATTCCAAGACCGGCGAAGAAAAACCTTGGAACGGCAATTCAAACGTATGCAAGGAATGGCTGGCCGACCATGAGGGATTCAACATTGTTTCCGGCACTGAACTGACAAACGCTGAAAACGCCGTCAAGCGTTTGCTGTCTGATGACACGATTGCAGCCTACCACAAAGCCAGCGACAAGCAGGTTCACGTTTCCGGGGAATGGCTGGACGCCAAGACCGGCCTGATTATCCCCGTCCAATGCCTGATTGACTTCGTTCCTCGAAAGGATTCTGAGTTTCAAAAGTCCCTTGGCGATTTGAAGTCCACGCGCAATGCTGGACAGCGACCATTCTCCCGCTGGTGCTTCACGGCTGGTTATCACATCCAGGCCGCGTTTGACCTTGCGCTTTACACGGCTGCAACTGGCGAAGATAGGTGTGAGTGGATTTTCATTTTGCAGGAAAATTACGCCCCGTTTGAAACCGGACGCCGATTGCTTGGGCAGGATTTTCTCGACATTGGCCGTCAAAGTTTCACCTACGCTTTGGAAAAATACGCCCGCTGCCTAAAAACCGGCGAGTGGTCAGGCTACGATCCTGCTGACGAATTTAGCTTGGTTCAAGCAGAGCCTTGGATGGAATTTTCTGCTCTTGAGGACAAGCTGGAATATGACCAACAACCCACACCCGAAGCGGGATTCGATTTGACGCCGTAACGAGAAAGTTCAGATATGAGCGATAAAACGACATACGCGCACGGTTTTGGTGGGATGAACACCGACACCCCAGTACATCCAAGCTGTCGGGCGCAGAGCAAATTATCTGCCACGCCGGGTTCGGTGGCTTGTCCGATTACAGCCGACGAACTTTTGCGAATAAATGACCTCGCCATGATGGTGCTAAAATCACGGCAAAACGTAGGCAAGAAAATGGTGGCGGCGGCTCAAGACGTGCGGGCAATAACGTGGGCGCTCTGCACTGGCCAAAAGCCACCGAACATTCGGAGCTGAGCCATGACGGAACAACCAACATCACCCGCGAAGCGGAACTGCGACGGCCAACCGTCATTGGCTCCGGCGACTTGTTAGGTGCGAACGTGATAACTGAAAAATTTATGACAGAAAAACTCATCGAAATAGTGTGGGAACGTCGTGACGAGGAAACCATGCGTGGCTACCTCTCCGGCCATCCCGAAACCACCCTGTTCCTGTTGGTCGTCGCATCGCCGGATGGACGAGTAAAACTGCAAGGCGCGTTCGTGCCGGATGCAGACGAGCAAGAAACGTGGGACATCCAAAACGCGAAAACTGCCGCTCATGTCTATATGCGTGACTGGCTGGAAATGTTCGCATCGTATCAAGCACCTAACGCCTCAAGCAACTATTCCGAAACACCGCGAACCGACCTGGCCGAAGAAAACCTTCGCGCACTCGGCGGGGCTGGATATGTGCGAGCATCGCACGCCCGCGAACTTGAACGCGAACTGATTGTAAAGTCCGCAAACTATGCGCTTGCCCACTCAAATCTTGGCCGCGAAGTGACAAAGTGCGGTCAACTCACATGCGATGTTCGTTACTGGCGCGACATCGCTAGGCGTCTGGCTGAAAACGGAGGCGGTCTAAAGAGATACGACTCGCTGAAATATGCAGATACCATCGCGGAATACAAACGCTCCGCCGCGATTTATGAGGCGCAGGAAATAGCCAATCAGGAACTCGCTCAAGAGCGTGGCGAAGAATCCGATGCTGCAACTGAAACCGCAAACCGTGGCCGAGCCGTCTAACGTCGTGCGTGAGCCATCCCGGACTCACGACACACAACAACCAGGAACCTGAACGAATAAAGTGCAGCGGCCAACCGGGATTGGCTCGACGCACTTGTTAGGCGACCGACAATATGCAACTACGACACGAAGAAATCCAACGCCGCTACGCCGAGTTTCCTGACCCGGTGCGCGTGCTTGGCTACGAAATAGTCCGCGTGAAACAAATCATGGATGCCTACGCCCACGGCGGAATCATCACGATGCAAGAGGCGCTGTGCCGGATGGTGGTGGAACTCGCCACCGATACCGAATCGCAGCGGAAACAAATGATACACCTGATGGAGCGGTCAACCTTCATCATGTCCGAAATACCAGCGGCCAAGGTCGCCTAACGGTGACTTGAGCCACTCGCCGCCGAAAACCACAAAGGAACAAAAAATGCCAAAAGAAATAAAAGCCTATGCCTGCTCTTGGAACTGCGGGCGCAATGTGCTGACTGTCCGCAAGCGGATGGTGCGGCACGAAGAAATGTGCAACTGGAATCCAGCGAACCGAGCCTGCATAATCTGCAGGCACTTCTCGCCCGGAGAACCTGCCTCGCACTTCGACCATGACGACCCCGGCGAGCCGTGTGGATGTGAGGCTGGCGTGGACTTGCGAGAAGGCTTAACAAACAACTGTGACAAGTGGTCTAACGTGCCGAACTGAACCACCGCCGACAAACAAAAAATAAACATGAAACCGATAAAATGCGTCAAATGCGGACAACTCGCCGCCTTCCCAACAGCGGTCAAAGAGCCATACACCTGCCTGACCTGCCAAGAGCCAGAACAACCAGCGCCGTCCGAATCTGTGACCGTAAAGGCGGTTGGTTCCAGTGAGTTGTTATCTGGCGTCGAACTCATCAAGGCGGAACGACAGCGGCAAATCAGTGCCGAAGGATGGACGCCGAAGCATGACGACACTCATAAGCACGGCCAAATGGCGTTCGCTGGCGCGGCATACGCGAGACTATCAGGACAAATAGCAATCCACGGGGCAACCAATGTGGCGATGTCTACCGAGCCGCTGGCATGGCCGTGGGCTGAAAAATGGTGGAAGCCATCGGAAGACCAAGTGCGAAACCTGGTAAAGGCTGGCGCTCTAATCGCGGCAGAGATAGACCGCATCCAACGGCTCAAAGCCAAAGCCAGATAACGTAGAACTCAGCGATGGCCGCGGTGGCCATTCGCTGAAGTGATTTGTTGGCCTGTGAATATGAAAACGACAATCAAAAGTAAGCCGCTCGACTTTGAGCTTTGCGAACTGCTCGGAGAAACACCTGCCGACTTCATCGTGTTCTGCTTCGATGGAGTTCAGCTCGACTTCTTTGGGACGCCATACGACTCGCCACACGCCCGCGCTGAACGGCAACAACTCGCGGACAGACTCAATGACCCATCTGATAAATCGCTGTGGCCGGACATGTGGAAAAACTGGAAGCATGATATCTGCCGGCAATTCAAACTGCCCGACACGACAACGAGCGCCGACTATCGGCCCGTCGTGACGTGTGAAATATCGCGGGTCTGCGCTGGATATTCTGAACACCTCCACGCTGCCATCGGACTGTTTGAAAAAGTCACGGACAAAATAACAATGTGGAGTGTCCGCAAAATCATCATGGGCGATGTCTTGGTTGAGATATTCGCGCCAGACTTCATCAAATACTCGCGCACGGGCAAACAAGCGTCGCTCGTCATCGCAGAAACAGTGTGCGAACTGCTAAAGGCTAATCAGGCCAACAGTGATTATACAACCGCCAGTCGTATATTGAAATGAACAGCCATGATTGAATCCCGCATAAAATCAGCCGCTTTAGATTTCAGTCGAAAGTCTGGAATTCGTCCCGCCGTGTTGGGCTGCTGCTCGAACACCGACAAAGAAATCTGGCGCAAGAAGCCCGGCGACTACTACGCGCCAAGCATCCATGTGACTGAAGGCGGCGGAATCGGCATGAACGTCGGCGGTCATGTCATCGTCGCTCCAATCGAACGCTGGCACGAAGCTGCTGAACTGCTGATGTGCGTGAATCCATGCCTGCCTGAATGGAGGCGCAAACTAGCAATGTGGCTCTTGAATGCACGAGTGAAGGGTTACAAGCAGCCCAACGTCCCCGATGAGCCGCCCGCGACCGGCGACTCACGAACACCAAAAGATTTATGAGCAAAAAGAAAAGCGTAACGCGGGTTGGCTCCATCGGGCGGGTTATGCCGCAGTTGGTGTTATGCGACCATCACGGGCATGACTACTGCGAGGGGTGTCAGCACAACAAGCCCCACAAGGAAAACAGCGAGGACGACGGCGAACTCTGCACATGCGGCGGAGTCTGTGGGGCAAACGGGCCAAACTTCAACGTGCGCTGCCTGCGGCATAACGTGGGTGCTGAGGCGCGTTCACCAATGCAAACGCAAACCGAGGAAGGTAAATATGGCAAATGACAATCGCAAATCTGAGGGCGTAATCACGTCGCCTCCAGCAACTTGTTCGACGACGCCGTGGACAATATCCCTAGCCGTCTGCATGGTGCTTGAGGTGCTAATCTGGTGGAAACTGAACTGGTCATCATGGGCATTCTTGCTTGGATTCATCGCTGGATGCCGTGGCAGTTTTCTAACTCGCCGCCGTCAAGCCAAAGAGTCGCCGAACGAAAAGCTGAGAGATCGCACGCCGAACACCTGAAGCCATGATCGAAGCCGCAGACATCCAAACACCTGAGAGCGTCGCAACCGCAGAGGCCAAGTGCGATTCTCTCCAGCGTCTTGTTACACCGCGTCTGCTGGATTTGTTCTGCTGCGCCGGCGGAGCGGGTGAAGGATACCGGCGCGCTGGCTTCGACGTGACCGGCGTGGACATCAAGCCACAAAAGAATAACCCGCACACGTTCATCATGGCCGATGCGCTGGAATACTGCGCTGCCCACGGTGACGAATACGACGCAATCCACGCAAGCCCGCCGTGCCAGGGCTACTCAAACCTGCGGGCAATGCACCCCGGAAAAGAATACCCGATGCTGATAGAGCCGGTGCGCGAACTGCTCAAAAGCATCGGCAATCCCTACGTCATCGAAAATGTCGAAGGCGCTCCGCTCCAAGAATACTCCGACCTGTTCGGAAATCATGGCGTCGTGCTGTGTGGGTCAATGTTCGGGCTTGGTGTGGATCGCGGCTTCCTGCGCCGCCACCGGATATTCGAGACATCTTTTTCGCTGCCGCAACCGGCGTGCAACCATCGCGGCCCGGCGGTCGGCGTATATGGCCACGGCGGTCATACGGGAAAGCACCGGATGCTCTACCGAAAGGAAGCGGCGGCGGCGATGAAAATAGACTGGATGAACCGAGACGAAATGTGTCAGGCAATTCCGCCGGCATATACCGAATACATAGGGCGCTACCTGCTCGCCCAGGTCAAGCAGGCTAACAGTGATTATACAACCGCCAGTCGTATATTGAAATGAACAGCCATGATTGAATCCCGCATAAAATCAGCCGCTTTAGATTTCAGTCGAAAGTCTGGAATTCGTCCCGCCGTGCTGGTTCAAGAGGCGATGCAGATTGGGGCTGCGATTGCGCTAGAACACGCCGTGGGCAAGGTTAAGCACGAAGTCAAGCTGCGCCAGCGGTTGAACCGAATCGGGTTTCAAGACGGCGGGGAGAAAAGTGGGAGCCTTATGGATGAGGGAAAATAGGTGTTGACAAAATAGCTGTTATGATAGAAATTAAACCAGTGGCTGATTAGAACCCGGCCAGAAAAAGACAGTGAGAACATCAAAATTTAACGCGGCTTGCCGTGCATTGGGTTTGGCTTCTGGCCTTCGGGTCAACGCTGTCGCCCGGTTCTACACGGCAGGCCACTTTAGCTTTTATGCCTGAACTCCCTTGGGAAAAGTGGTATCCGACGAACTGGGCCAGCGAGCCGGGATTGAGGCTTTGCGAAGCCGCCACGCGGGGCATTTGGTTTGAAGCGATTAACACCATGATGTTACAGCAAACAGGAAGCATTTCAGGAACGATTGAGCAGTTGGCGTCGCTCTGCGTCTGCCGAGTTCCGCAAATGCAGCTTGCTTTGGAACAGCTAAAAACATTCAAAGTGGCAAATGTTGGCATGCAAAACGACTGCATAATCCTTTCCTGCCGAAAACGCCTAAGGGACTGTAATATCAGCGACGTAAGGCGGGATGCTGCTAAAGCAAGATGGAGCAAACCACATGCAAATGCTTTACATATTGTAGATGCAAAGCAGGATGCACCCTCTGCTTCTGCTTCTGCTTCTGCTTCTGTATCTGTTTCTAGATTTATTGTTCCTGAGCTTCCGGCCATCAAACTCCAAGCTGCCAAAATAGGACTCAGCGACATCGAGGCCGAGAAGTTTTTTAACTATTACACCAGCAATGGCTGGCGGGTCGGAAAGAATCCGATGAAGTCGTGGACGCACGCTCTTTCAACGTGGAAAATAAACGCTCATACTTATGGAAACACAAATGCAAAAAACGGTGTCCAACGCATTGACCGGAGCATTGGCACAGCAAACGAAGGAATCGCCAGCCGATACAAAGACTTTGGCAAAGTGGTTAAACCTCCAAACCCATGACGACCCGCAAATTGAGGCAATGGTGGATGCCTGCGGTCGGTTTGCTGTGGATTTCACCAACGGACTATCTCCGCGCTGGATTTCCTTTTTAGGGGTGACCGGAACGGGTAAAACCCATTGCGGTCGGCGGCTTTGGGAAAACCTGAAAAACCGGAGCAACTGGAACCGTTGCGAATATAACCCCACCGAAATTTACTGGCCGATGTTCGTTGCTGATTTACGGGCTGGAATCGCTTTTGAGCGGCTTCGGGATATGTTTTCGTGGCCGGCTTTGTTCCTCGACGACATTGGAGCCGAGCGAGATTCAACAGGATTCGCTTCGGAGAATCTGAATACCCTAATCGGATGCCGCGCCAACCGATGGACGATCATCACCAGCAATCTTATGTTGTTCCAACTCGCGGCCATTGACCCGCGCATTTCCGACCGCATGATTCGCAAACCAAACATCGTCGTAGAGGTCAACACCGTTAGCTATTCTCTGCGGCCAACTTGAAGGCTTGATATGACCACACTTCCAAAGATGGGCAGGCCTAGCATCACCGGGCTTTCGATCAAGGAGCTTGGCGTTTGCGAGTATCAGCGGATTTACAGGTTGAATCATCCTAAGAAAATCAAGCAAAAACCAAGAACAAAACAGAATGACACAAAAACCTAAATCTCCATGGCCTGGTGGCTATGCTCAATTCCGGCGTGAAATCTCAGCCGAGACTAACGCCAAGATGAAGGCCATAAAGTTTTGGGATGAATTTTGCCTGTCAACCGTGTCGAGACATGGCGGGGACAGGGGACAGAAGAAAGAGAGGAATGAAATATGCCAATAACGCCAGACCAGTTCAGGGAGATGCAGGCGCGGGTTGCGCCGAAGGTTGCCGATAAGCGAAATCCCGCCGCTGTTGTTCGTGAGGGAGATTTGCATGATGAAATAATCAAACATTGCGAATCAAAGGGCTACTTATATTTCCATCAAAGGATGGACAAACCGAGCCACGGTCCTATCGGATTTCCAGACTTCGTTATATTCATGCCGATGGCAATGACGGTGTTTTTGGAGTGCAAGGCGAAGGGCGGGAAAACGACGGTCGAACAACTGGCAAAGATTTCCCACGCCCGAAAATTAGGATACATAGCCGAAGTGGTGGACAATTTCACCGACGCATACCAAGTGATTGAACACGGATAACCGCAACCAAACCGGAGGCTGAAATATGAGCGCCATCGTCCAGAAAGCTTTTAAGCATTCCCAAAAGTGCCTCACTAAGTTTTGCCGGGGCATGGCAAGGATAATACTCGACCATTCCCCATATTGCGCCAAATGCAGGTATCGTCGGTTCCGAGACAAATTCCCGGACAAGTGCGCGTTCAACAATCTCCGAAAGCGGGCGCATGAGCGCGGCCATTCGTTCACACTTTCCTTTACTAGATTCAAACAGCTTTGGGATGAGGGACTGGCCAAGAATCATGGCCGGGGAGCAGGATTCCTTTCCGTTGACCGAATCCGAAACGAAGAAGGATACAGCGACGATAATGTGCGTCTTTTGACCTATTCCGAAAACAGCCGAAAGCAGTTCGTTCCGTTTTTTGCCAAGCAGTTACAGAACACAAATTACAAACCAACCGACGAAGAAATAAAAGAGGCCGAAGCAGCAATGGCCGCATCCATGAATGAATAAAATGAAAATTGAAACTAAAGCATTAACTGAGGCTCTTAACCGATTGCGTCCTATCGTTTCCCGGCGCACAACCCTGCCGATTCTGTCGTGCGTTAAAATCCACGCGGATCGGAACCGACTACATTTTACCGTCAGCGACCTTGACCAATTTCAGGTCGAGAAAATTGAGTGCGAAGGTGAGTTTGCTCCAATCTGTGTCAACTTCTCCGCGCTGCTAAACGCCATCGGCGGCGAAACCACCAGCCTGCATTGTTCCAAAAACATCATGGTCGTATCCTGTGATTTTGGAACAACTGAACTGGACACGCTGGATGCCGAAGAATTTCCGCCGCCTCCGAAAGTTGAAGGGTTGAAAAAGATTGGCGTGTCGTGCGAGGATTTATCCAACGCAATCAAGGCAACATTGTGGGCGGCATCCACGAACGATAACCGATACATTCTACAATCCGTTCACATTGTCGGCGGGGCAAAGATGCTTCACGTCGAGTCAACCAATGGCCGGGAACTGGCAATCATTGACCAGCCCTTAATGTCGGGTGACTTTGAAACCATCGTGTCGTCCGCGAATGCGGCGGGCGTTGCCGAATCCCTGACCCGCAAGGGCGCGGAGCTTTCCACCAACGAGAAGCATATTAAGGTGACGCATGAATTCGGATCGTATTGCGCGAAGCAGGTTGACGGAAAATATCCCAACACCAAACAAATTATTCCAGACAAACAAACCAAGATTGGAGAACTTGATATTGAATCAATGGCTGGCATTTTCTCCCGGTGCAATTTCTTTTCCTACCCGGCGCGGACTCCGATTGCACAAATGACATTCTCGACGGATGGCGTCAAGGTTGAATTTGCTGGTCGCGGGTCAAACCTTGACCTGAAATCGGCGGGAAAGTTCCAAAAATTCACGGCGAGGGTTAATGCCGAATCGTTCTACCGAGTTCTGTCGTCTGTTAAATCTCCAAAGGCAACCATTTCGTCCGGCGCGTTCATATCTGGCGAACTGACTGATGACAAATTTCCAATTTTAATTATCCAATCCGGCGACCTGTTTATTTACACAACTCAGGTTGGTGGAGGCTTCCAGTCCAAACCCAAGGCTGTATGACCACTTTTAGCACCGCAAAAACTTGCATCGGCTGCACGGTGCTGATTCTTACCCTCTGCCTTTCCGCATCAGCGCAGAGCAGCATGGAGCGACAGATTTGGGCCTTAAAACAGCTTGAAAACGGCTCTAATCGTCACTGTGGGCCATCTGGCGAGCTTGGCGAGACTCAAATCATGCCGTATCGCCTCAGGGAGTGCAAAATACCCATTCCAGCTAAAATCAATGCTAAATGGGTTTCCGACGCCACAGCGGTCATCCTGGTGCGTTCCTGTGCCCATTTTGACAGAATTCACCACCGCTGGCCGACTGACTACGAAACGGGCCTGCTTTGGCATTGTCCGGGCGCAATCCGGCACCCGAACCGGGAACAGGCAGATTTCGCCCAAAAATTCGCTAATTTGTGCCAACGAAAGGAAATAAAATGACCAGAACCTATCCAATTCTATGTCCATCGTGCGGCGGGCGCGGCTGGATTGGCAGCACGCTTCTGACCAGTTCAAACGCCGGTGAAACCTGCCCCGCTTGCGGCGGCGGGAAAACGGTCTATGTGACCGAGCGTGACGACGAAATAACAGGCGGATATTTTGCCCCACCAATCGAGGAAAAACCGCTTGCAAAGCCATGAACTGTGTGCAACATTTGAATTGTCTGGATGCCAGTAACGCGGCAAATCAATTTTCCACGTTTGGAGTTGGTGCGAATCTCATTCGCGCCGCGTTATGGCTCCTGACGTGGAATTTTATGCTAACTGGAAAACCCTGAAATAACCATACCAAAATAATGCAAAACACACTAAACGGTTTTGAGCCAACCGACCAAGAGATGGTTGCGTCTTTTAATTCCGAACAGTTAATTGCTCGCGCTGTTAAATTATTAAAAGAGAACGAGCCTTCTGGTGGATATTATTTAGCATTCTCCGGGGGAAAGGATTCCTGTGTAATTAAAAAGCTGGCTCAAATTTCTGGAGTGAGATTTGAGGCGTGGTATATGTCCACAACCATTGACCCGCCAGAATTGATTCATTTCATTAAACGGGAGCATAAAGACGTTGCTTGGCAGCTACCACCAAACGGGAACATGATGAAGCGTGTAGAAAATAGGAATTCTCCACCCCCAACAAGAATGGTTCGATGGTGCTGCGAGGAATACAAGGAAAACGGCGGTCGGGGAAGAACTAAAATAATGGGCGTTCGGGCGGCAGAAGGAGCAAAGCGAGCAAGGCGGTGGCGCGAAGTTACGATTGATGATCGCAATGCTGAAAGGATTGTTTGTCCGATTGTGTTCTGGTCAGATGAACAGCTTTGGGGTTTTATCCGAGAGTATAAAATCCCATACTGTGAGTTATACGACCAAGGATGGACGCGATTGGGATGCGTTGGTTGCCCCCTAAACAACACCAGCCGAATACGGGAGTTTAAACGATGGCCAGCATTTGAAAGAAACTGGAAAAAAGCCATAATCTCAAATTGGAAAAAATGGAAAGACGTTCCGACAAAAAAGGGGCATCCAAGATTTCATGCAAGATTCAAAACCGGGGAAGATTTTTGGAAATGGTGGATGCAGGAAAACCGTTCAGATGTTATGCGCCAAGACTGTCAATCCATGCTGATTTGGACGAACGAACCAGACGACGAACCACAACCCCCGACGCCAAACGAAAAATAACTTGTATATTTATGAAAAAACAAAAAGAAGAATCGTATAGTCTAACCCCCAAGGATGCGCTTGCACTTGAATTTGGGTTTGATGGCGCAACAAAGGCCATAAACATTCTTGAACTTCATGCCCGCCGAAATGAACACACTAAATCAACTAAATGACATTCAATGGCACGCACTTATTCTCACACACTGTGTCACCTGCCTGCTTTTAATTTTGGCCTGTTGCAAGTATTTGTTTAAGGATAAATGAAAATCCATCTCCTGCACATAGGCAAGAGCATACCCAAGCGGTTGTTGAGCCACGGGTGGCGTGAAACCGGCCATTCAATCCATCATGGGCATGGGCTGTGGACGTTCCGGCTTGAGAAGGAAAAGTCAGCTATGGACTTCGCTTCCACCAACCGGCGCTTGCGACTCCGCAAAACCCAATAACAACGGCGGCAACCAATGCGACCGCGCCTAAAACCCAATCCGGAATGTCAGTGTGAACAAGCGCCTGAAAACCGAACAGGCCCAAAAAGATTACTAATGCGATATTTCCCATGCGCCAACCCTAGCCCTGAATCGGGCGTGACGCTATGGGGTGTTCACCCCAGTCAGCAACGGTCATCTTTGAAGGCCGAACCACCACCAATACTGACCCCTTGAAAAATAGCCTCCATCTGCAACTTCTCAAACGCAGTCGGATTCGGCTTGATGGCCTGCATTGATTCCAGAAGCAGGTCATTGCATTGTTGCTCATTGAGGCTGGCGAGTTTCGTTGACCCGTCAGGCAGGACAACCAACAGCATATTCCTGAAAGCGGAGTCGTGGGCAATGCACGGCAGCGACCACCAGCCGGTCGGAATCAGGTAAAGCGGTGGCCCCCAAAGCACCTTTGGAATTGAAGCAAAGTCGGTTGGCTGCGCGTAGGGGATTCGATAATGCGTCCCGTCCCGCGAAAAATAATCCACCGGCTTGACCAGCTTCGATACGCTGTAATCAATGCACTGGATGGTTTGAAAATCAACCGAGTCGAATCCAATCATGTTATAAACCTTATTTCGCGTCTGGTCGCCCGCTCTTTTATGTTACCAGAAATCTTGCCGCCCCGTGTAAACTTGACCAGCATTTCCACATGGCCCAAGGATGAAGCGGGGCGGCAGGCGTCCACGTTGTAGTTTGATTCACCGTCCCGATAGCTAGCCAGATACGAGCCTGACCGAACCGCCCAAGTTTCTCGCCGCCGCAACTTCAAACCATCCCTTGAGTCGTGTTCAAGAAAAAGGCGGGGAGTGGTAGGAGCGGCCACACGTTTATGATCATGACCCATGACAGCAACATCAGCCTCAACGCCCTCAAACATCTGAGCCACGCGATTGATAGAGCCGCCTACGAGCCTTGCCGCGCCGAGGCCATGATGGGCAAATATGTCCAAGGCGCACTTCCTGTTTGCCATGTTAAAATAAATGCGAATCAAGGCACACACGCCTAGATATTTGCAGTTTAGGGCGTCAGCCAGCTTTTGGTCGCTGTTCATGCCGCTTTGGAATTCAAAATAATGGTTGCCGTTGATAAGCCCTATCAGCCTCCCCTTCATAAAACTCAATTCGTCAGCCATCATGTCAATCTTGGCCTGTTGCAACGCCTGGATGTCTTTGCGAAAAGTGTCGTGCATCTGCTTGGAAATATGCCCAAGGCACTCCCGCTCGGTGGTAGATGTCGAGTCTAGATAATCACCCATGCCCAAAAAGTATGCGTCTTTCCGTGACCGGAAATAATCCAAGTCCTCCTGCCATTTTGTGTCGGCGTGATTAGGGCTGTCGCGATGCACGTCTCCGAACATGATAATCGGAATGTCTTTCCCGTAGTGAGCGGGGATTACAAAACTGTGAGTTGAGAATAAGCCGGAGGTCTGCGTAAAGGACTCCTTTTGTTAATTGGTCGAATCGGTTTTTCAGGAAGGACAAGGATGAATTGTGCCGACCCGCAAGCATGACACTGAGGAAGATTCGACTCGTTTAATGCGCTGCAAAGCAGACAACGCTTGACGGTGTTCATGTTATTCATAAACAAAAACGCCGGGGCTAACCCTCCTTGTTACACAGTAAACTCTTATGAAGCGCGCCCCGGCGAGGAGATTAAAAGCTGAATCTCAGGAGCGGGCCAGCGTTGACCTGATTCCAGTTTCGTCCCCCGCTGACAGCGTGTTCATAATCGCCAACCGCCCCAACGGTAAGGGTTTTACTTCCCCAAACCCATGTATGGAAACTGACAAGCAATCCCGGCCCCGCACTGCCGTAAAGCGCGCTCTTTCCAATACCAACAGATGTTTCAAGAAAAGGGGTGTAGGTGATGCCCCACAACTTCTTTGAAATTTGTAACTGGCATTGAACACCTGCCGTAGTTTGTTCTCCTTCAAGCGACTGAGCGCGAACACCGGCCCAAAAGTTCGGTGTCACGGCGTAAAGAATAGCCCCGCCATAACCGAATTTCTTGGCTTGTATATCGTAGGCGATATACGGGATTACCGCCCAGTTCGTTTGAGCGCCGATGTCCACATTTGTTCCACTGGACGTGGTAAGTGCCGTCCATATTTCAGAAATACCACCAGAAACAGACGGGGTTGAGTTTGTTGAGGGCGCATTGGTTTGCGCTTGAGTGAGTCCCGCGCAAAGCAGCAGCGCGGACAGTGTTGCGACTAATTTATTTTTCATAGTTTTGGTTTTGTGTTTTCATCGAATGCCCACCATAAACCAACGAGCAAGGGATGGAAATTGTTTTCTTTCATTTCTGTAAAAGCATCCAGTCGCGTCCAGCCTTGAGATTTAACCCGCCACAAGGCAATGACAACACCAGTCCTGTCCTCACCATGCCAGCAATGAATGTCTGTGCCGGATTCGCTTATGGCGCATATTGCCATCAGAAGTTTCAGATCAGGGACGCCAAACAGTTGTTCTCCAGTGGATATTGGAATCGTAAATAATTCGATGTTGTATCGGGCGCACATCCGCCGCTCCCAATCCATCCGTTCGTAATTCAATTTGACGATGGTGTGGACGGAGTGATTTGTGAGCGTCACAAAATCCGCCTCAGTCTGCGGCTGGTTGCTGCGCCATACGCCAGGAGCAACCCGCTTCATGGCAAACGGAGTTGAAGCGCACCCCGTCAAGAGCGCGAGTGTAAGGATGGTGATGAGGACGCGATTCATGGCGTTGGTGCTTTGGGCGCAAATGTCGGCACGGAAACTGGCACGGTGTTTGGCGGCGTCAGCACGCTTGGAGCGGTTGACCCTGATGCTATGTGCGCGTTCAGATCATTCTCCGTCGCGCCGTCCGGCATGGCCAGCGCCGTTAGCAGCTTAACCCGGTTGCCGTGAATCTTCCACCATGACCAGCCAAGGGCTAACAGTCCGGCGACAGCGGCCTCGACATAACCCTCGGCGGCTGATTGAGTCCAGATGCCGTGTTTGACAAAATACGGGACGAGCAGCATCAGCGCGTAACGGAGGATGCTCCCAAGAGCGGATGTGAGAATTGGATTCATAAATTTAATTTTGTTGTTTCGGTGGTGGGACATTTTACATCCGCCCTGTGGCAAGGCAGATTTGACAGTTGTGTTTTTAGCCCGCCAATTGCATTACTCATATCCCTCGCAGTCGTGACGGCTATTCTGTTTGCAGATTCTGCATGGGTGCAAGCCTGTGCCGCCGCTTCTGCCGCCTGTTTTGCGGCAACTTTTGAGTCGGACAGATTTTTGTTTATCCAAATGGCAAGAGTCAGAATGGCAACGCCAACATAGCAGGCGGCTTTTAGCGTGATTGGAGTGTCCTCACTGATTGTAACAGCCAGAATCTTGTTCGTCGCAAATGTGGTTGCCGCCAACATTCCAACCAAGGTTGCTGTTCCTTTTGCGATTGATGATGTGAACATATTATCTATTTACCCTTTCATTTTGAGATTGCCAGCTTGGTTGTAACCGGCGCGGTGTCTTTGAAGAACACTGTTATCGGAGGATAATTAGTGTTCGGAGGGGCGTTGACTGCGTTGGATGGAACGCTCTCTGCCCCGTTGCTGGCGTAGGTTGTGGTGTAAAATGTTACAGGTGTTGAGGGCAGCCCCGTAACGAAAAAGTTTGTGGTCATCCCGAAGTCAATCGCGTTCGTCGTGCCCCAATATATCTTCACCCCGGCCACAATCGGATCGGTTATTGGGTCACAGGCTAAGTGTTGGTAATAGCTCGGCTGATTTGTATATTGGGAAATCCACGATACCGGAATCGAAACATTGGTCAAGACTTGCCAAACAGGAGTTTGCAGATTTGGCGTAGCGTAGATGGTCAGAGTTACAGTTGGCGCAGTTGCTTCCACTACCGCTGGCTGCATCAGCAGATTGGACAGCTTGGCGTTGATCGGAGCGGACTGCACCCTCATCGAGCACAGCAGCAGACACAGAATGGTGAGTGCGCGGCTCATGTGACGTAATCAATGCCGTCGAACAGTGACAGGATGAGTAGGAGGATGGTTTTCATTTTACCAAGCATCTGCTGTTGCGGTTATGGCGGTGCCGGTTATCCATCCATTGGCCTGAACGCGCCATTGCGTTCCAGCACCAACGGCTACGGATGAAAATTCAGCAATGCCTTGATTGTTGAAAAGCGAGCAGCCAGTCCCAACAGTGAAATTGACAACGATGGTCTTTCCCAATGTGTTTGTTAATCCAGTTGAACCAACCGTGATGCTGTTTGTTGAAAAGCTGGTGATTCCGTTTGTGAAATTGTTTACCAACGCACCGCTGTTTAGATTTGTGGCCAGGACGAAGATGTTGGGTGTGGTGGATGCACCTAATGTGAAGGCCGAGGCGCTGCTGGCGCCTCGGAAGATTGGGCTTAGAGATACACTGCCGGCACTCACTGTGCCACTATTAACCTGTTGATTAAACATGTATTGCCCATTAGTTCCTACCGTGTAGAGTGAAGTATATCCCACATTGTCCAACTGCCACACGGTATAAAGACTCGTCCCCGTCCCTTGCACCCAGAAGTTTGTGAAGGGAACACCTAACGCATTGGTGCCGATGAACATTATGTTGGTCTGCGCGAACTGATATACAACAGGGTTTGTTTGTGACGCGCCGTTGATGGATACCCCGTTCAGGTTGTTGGTGTAAATCCTATTCCCCGCGCCGTCCGTAACCAATACTCCACCGGGTAAGTTTGTGCCGGATGAAGTTAATAATCCTATAGGCAGAACACCAGTTAATGCCGCTGCTGGTGTGTTTGTTGGAACCCAAGTTCCTGTCATTTGACCGCCAGCATTCGTGACCCAAGTGTAATATCCATTCGTGCTGTTCAAAATCGTGACGGCATTGGTCAGTCCACCAGCAGCTATAACCTGTGCCGCAGTCATATTCGTCAACAACGGAATGTTTTCGTGTAAGGCCGCATTTAATTTTTGGTCGCGCTGGCGGTTGGCGCTCCACTGATTTTCAATAGCCCCGTCCAGTGATTTCTCACCATACCAAATACCATCTTCAACTTGCGGAGTGACCATATAGCAAATTTTGTTGTTGAACCACCCCACCCAAGTATATTTGTGTGTGTACCACGGGACGGAATCGTTGAACGAAAACAAAGTAATCTTCTGGATGACTGTGGAATTATTTCCGACCACATAGGCAACCGGATGGTCGGCAACATTAAAAACATCACCCGACAAGGCAAGCAACAGATTGCCTCCCGGCATGGGTGATATACACACTCGGTCGCATTCTGGAATGGTAGTGTCAACAGGAGCCGTCCAAGTCAGCCCGCTGTTAGATGAATAAGAGACTCCAACAAAGCCATTCCCACCGCCACCATTGAGTCTAAAATACTGTGCTACTTTACCATCAACCTGAACACCCAAAGCACCTTCGCACCAATATGCTGTGTTGGTGCTGATTGCTGACGAAGGAACCATACTCCAACTGACCCCATTGTTCCACGACTTTAGGATTGAATTGGTGTATTGATAAGAAGTGAAAGCGATATTGGTGCTCATCCACTCAACGGGCATGATAAGTGTGCCGTCTGGCGCGGGAATTGCCGGAGAGTATGAAACGTAGTATGTATTGTTTGGCAGATTGGTAACATTCAATAGCGTTTCTGGCCCTAACACCAAAGATGAGCCGTTCCAAAAACTTGTCCGATAGTAAATCGCCGAAGAATTTGTAAACTTGTTTAGAGATTTGTTATACGTTAGCACCACACCCCCGGTGAGATTTGTCCACACAGCCCCAGCATTATAGGCGGTCGCCCCATCATTCGTGCCAGCAACAACGCTAACGGGATATTGCCATTGACCTGACCCATTTCTGTAAGCGGCATAAACTACCCGGTCAAGTGACACGTCACCGCTGCCTTGGTCGAAGGTTGCATAGAAAGCACCGTTTGTGTCCTGACAGATATATGGAGCGTTGACGTAGTAATTCTCAAAAGGCATTGAGTGCAGCAACACTCCCGATGTTCCTGTTGCATTCCAGTTGGAATAAATTTCAATGTGAGACACATAACCCATGCCGCCCACAAATCCGCCACTATAACAAACCACCGGACAAATCATACTATTAGCCCACGTCGCGTTCGTATAGTAACCAACTTCAAACCATGAAGCAGAGCCTTCGTAGCCGTTAAAATTATCACCAACACCACCCTGAATATATGAAACAAACCCGTTCGTGGTTAGAACACAAAGCAGGTCAAATCCGTCATGGTTTTTTACCGAATTGTTAAAAAAGTATTTTAGATTGCCTGCTCCAAATTCAATGCCGACTGTGTGAGGGTTACCGTTAAAAACTGTGCTTGCAACCGGATAAGCAGTGGCAGAGCCCGGAGTGGACGGGGTTGTAGTAAATCCTACCTCCATAATCCCCATACCATTATAAGCATACGAATTTAATGAAACGTGCGCTTTAATGGCCCATCCCGCCGCATTCGTTCCAAGCACAGGCAGCTTTTCACCCACAAGCTCAGACCGAAAGGTATCATAGGTGTTCGACATCATTAATTCATTGTTGGTGACAACTGCAAAACCTCCGTTATCTACAATGAGTGTCCACACATTCGTTGAACCATCAGTGAATGGAATCGTGCCGCCGGTCGTTATGTTGGCTGAATTGGTTGGACTAAAATCTTCCGTGAAAACAGGAAGGTAAAATTGGCCACCAAGCAGTTCAACAGGCTTATACAATGCTGAGTTCGCCGTCTGCGCCGTGGTTGCATTCCCATAGACAGGCCCGGTGAACGTGCCATTGTAATTCTCCGGCGCAGCAATCATATTAATGAACACTGAGTTAGCATTCGTGGTTATTATTCCAATAATGCTTAACCAGTTCCCAAGATTTGCAACACTTGTTGCCGTCGAGACTGTTCCTACGACCGCCGATGCCTGTAAGTTCGTCAGTGCCCGCGCATCTGTCGTTGCATCCCTTAATCCAGTGTTGGTATTTGCAACTAAAAGGTATGCCCCGCTGTTTGTATCAGCCGGAACGCGAGACGAAAATAATCCACCAAGCGGAACCTGCCCGCCATTGGCCCCAGTCAGAAGATTTGAGGCGGCAATTCGTAATCCATTTGTTACTTGATTCGCCGCCGTCGTTCCCGCCCCTGCAAGGTCAAACGTATTCGTCGGCTGGAATGCCGCGCCGCCAAGTCCCTGCGTCGCTACAAGAGAACTGCCGAAGGGGTCAAACAGCACCGGCACATATCCAATCTGTCCATTTGCACTCACGCTAGGAGTCGTGGCGTTCGTTGCAACAAGGCTTGTGATAGCATTCGTTGCGCTACCGCCTCCACCACCGTAACCTTGAGAGAAATTAAACGATGGCGCATTCGTCACGGCATAAGCCGTCAGTCCAGCTAGAAGTAAAATTGAAAGCAGGATGTTTTTCATATTAAAAATGGGGAGCGACCACGAACCATTTGTGGTCTTTGTATGCCACAGAGACAGGCTCGTAGGTGTCCAGTTCACTACGGTAATTATGGAGCGTCGAAATGAACATTGTGCCAGCTTGACCCCATGGAGCGGTTTGCATTGATACAAATCCCCGGTTGTATGCAGAGCAACTTGAAACTGTGTGAGTATCAGCCTCATTCACAACGCAAATATCATTACACAGCGGGGATGTAACAACCGTCCCATTAACATTCAAGTCGTAGAATACATCCAAAGAAGTGTTCGTTCCGAATATCGTATTTGCCCACCCAATTCCTGCGACTCGATATTCCGCTCCATAACCTTCCTCGCCGTAATACGAAACCGCGTTCACTCCACTGCTGATTGCGCCAGCAGTCGCTACCGTGGTCAGGTTTATTCCGTCTGTGGTAATATAGGCAGCTTGGCTGGCAGCTAAACAGAAGTTTGTTGGGCTGCATGAAATGTTGAAGATGTTCCCGCCGGTCACAGGAACAGTTTGCTCGCTAAATGAAACTCCGTTATTGGTTGACGCGGCAATGATGTTATATCCACCAGCCAAAAAGTAGTTATTTGAATTTACGACGCAGCATGTAAATGCCCCGGTATTCCCGCCAACATACTTTGTCCAATTCGTGTTGTTTGCAGATGGTGGATTGGTTGAGGTCCAAATACGCCCCCCGCCACCAACCAGATACCACTCATCTCCGCCATTCGAGTTTGTTCCCTTAGCCATGTCAATCGGAATATACGCCCCATCGGACGGATAATAATTGGTGTAAAAGTAAGTCCCGTTGGTTGACGACACCAACACCTTGCCTGCCGAAAGCGTAGTCGCATACAACACCCCCCCGATGTTCCGAATCTTCGATGCCGTGCTCAGTCCGCCAAGCAAATTAACCGGCGTAGTCTCATCCTCCGGCAGAAACACGGCTACATTTGTTGTGGTCGGAAATGCCAAGAGATTCGATAGCGTGCCGGAATAGGCGAACGCCGTTGCGAAGCTTGGACCAATCTGAACAGTGATGGTATGCCAGTGATTTGACAACAGCGTTGACGGGAAGTTGGTCGCAATATCAGTCGTCACGGTCGAGCCAAGCCCGATGACGTTGCCGGGGAACGTGAAATTCAAAATGTTCGTTCCGTAGTTAAGCAGCCGGACAACGCTGGTGACGCACCGATTCACAGGAATCGAGACGTTTGTGTAAACAATCTGGATGTGATTTGTGGCCGTGGAAGTGAACGTCAGGTCAAAATTTATCGCCGTGTTTCCGTCCAGCCAGATGTTGGTTGTCGAAGCGGTGATGAACTCGTTGGTGTAGGTGTTTTGAGACGAACTTGTTGTCGTTGTGTTTGTGCTGCCAGAAATTGGAACCCCATCAACAGTCATTCCCGCACCTCCAGTTACAAATCTGATACCACCCAACGCATTAACCGAAAATGATTGTTGAACCAAGCTTCCAAAATAATTGTTCGGGTCACTGTTCCAAACGAAAGAATAAAGATTGGTTGCTTGAGCTTTAATTCCAGCAGCGTGACTGACATATCCTAGTGCGAAAGATTGATAACCTTCCGCATGGCTTGCCATGTTGCTTGCAACAGTATAATACCCCTCGCTGTGGTCGAATGAGCCAAGTGCCGATGAATTATTCTCTGCATGACTTGGATTCCCGTTGGCGTATGATGTTCCTTCTTGCACATTAAACCCTAATATCACAGTTGCCCCGCCAAATGTATTAGTTGATGTGTCTCCTGCATCAATCGAAACTGGTAGCGTAAAATTTGTCACCGCTCCAGAACCGCCAACAGCCGCAGCAATGTTCGTGACCTGATTAAGTGCATTGCCTGAAAGGTTTGTAGCCGTGCCGGTTCCGCTGGCTGTTGTGATATAGCCCAATGGATTGTTTGTATAAATCGTTCCAGCAATTCCATTCACCTGATTGGTTGCATTGCCCGTCAGATTCGTGGCTGTTCCAGTGCTTCCGCCACTAACTGTTTCCAAATCCCATTCTCCGGTAACTGAGTTTGTCACCGTAACCGCGCCAGTTCCAAGATTTGGGAACGCCACCGGGATTAATACCGTTCCGGTCAGGTTTGTTCCCGGCAAAGAGCCATTGAGATTGGACGCCGTGACGTTTCCAAAGGTAACTGACGGCTGGCCGTTCGTAACCACCCCGGCAGGAATTGCCGTCCCCAAACCAACCGCCAAGAGCGCAAGAGTCGGGGCCGGTGACGAGCCATTGATGTTCGTTGTTGTCCCGGATGGATAACCGATGACCGCTCCGTAAAATGGAGAACCGCTCGAATAAATTCTTGTCCCGGAAGCGTCATTCGTGACGAAAGAAATCCCGTTCAGGTTCGTCCAAGACGTTGAAGATTGCCATACGTTCGTCCCATTCACATTCGGAACAGACGATGCGCCGGAAACGACAACTGAGAATTTCAAGCCGGATGCGATGGCCTGAATGTAGCCGCTGAGATTTGTTACAACGATGCTGACGCCCCGCGTAAGATTCGAGTTGGCAGCGGCAAGCGCCAGCGAGTTTGTAGAGGAATAGTTGGTAGCGAAGATGAACAGACCCGCCGCGTTATTTGAACCCGCTGTGCCTTGTGCGAGCGCCAGCGAACTTGAATTTGTGTTCGCATAATTTGTCCCTTGCGTATAAAGGTTTGTGGAGATTGTCAACAGATTTGTGTTAATTTGATTTGTGCCACTCAAGAAAGACGACAGCGTGGTGTAGCCAGTGATGACAAAATACTGGACTGTGTTCGTTCCAGCCGACTGCGCCGCCGCCAACTGATTGCTGGTGGCAACGATGTCGTTCGTCAGGGCTGCGGCTGTGGAACCAAGCAGCGTCCCCGTATTGGTGGCAATCGAATTGGACGTTCCCGAATTCAGGGAAGCAATCTGCGCCTGCAAATTCGTGTAAGTCCAGTTCGTTCCGGCGTTGAATTGATTCGTTGTTGCATACCCCTGTCCAAGCACATAGGCAACCGTCCAGTTGGTTGATGCCTGCCAGAACGTGTTTGTCCCAATGCCCATCCACTGGCCAAGAGTTCCGACGCCGGTTATGCCCGTCCAAGGTAGATTCGTCGCAGAAAACAGGTTGAACGGGGTCGCGCCCGAAAATGCGGCGTTGGTAAAAGACTGCCAAGCATCGTTTGTGGCCGTTGTGATTGCAGCGGTGTTGGAGTTTCCAATGGAGGCGAGGGTAAGCGCCTGTGTCGCAACCAAGGCATTTCGCTCGGCAGTTGAATTGTTCGTTGAGGCGTTCAATGCAAACTGATTTGAAGCCCCAATGTCGCTCAAAAGATTGGTCACAATCAGGTTTGTGGACACACCAAAGACATCTGACCGAATGATGCCGGTATTATTCGTCGCCTGATTTGCGGCGTTTGTCGCCGCACCAGCTAATTCAACCTGATTGGTGTTCAGGCTGACGATATTGCCATATCCGTTTGTGCTGGCGTTGGAGTAATTTGATGCCGTGTTTGCCGTGGCGTAATTGCTCGGATTGCTGAAAAGCGGGTAAAATGTGTTGCTGGCCGTAGTGCCGGAAAGCTGGTAGCGTTGATCGCTCGTTGCGATTGACCATGCCGTATCGCCTTCCGGATAAGTTGCCCCGTAAGTCGGCGTCAGCCGATTTGTGGCGTCAATCAGTCCTGAATCTGCGGGAAGAAGTTTGACTTGAAATGGAATTTGAGACGGTGGTGCTTTTATGATACCGTCGTAAACCCCGCTGTTACGATTACTGAAAACACATATCCCGTTTGAATCGGATACACCCCAAGTCAGGTTGCCAACAAACGGTGACATTGGTTGCAGGGTGACGTTGCGGTTGGTCGCTGGAGATGCCCCGAACCAGTTGAGGTTAATTTCAAGGTCAGTCGCAAATACCGACAGCGACAAAAACAGAATCCCCACAGTTGCTAAAATCCGTCTCATTGGAAATATAATCGTTGTTTTCATGGGAAAATCAAATTGTTTATGGAAACGTCACATCACTTATAGATTCGGAAACCTTCATAAAATTCGTGCTATCCGTTGACGGGTCGGATGTCTTGCTGTTTTTAACAGCCATATAATATGCGGACTTGAACAATTTTAGGCTGACACCTGATTTTGTTATGGTTGTTGAAGTCCCAGGATTCCAATAAATCACATCGCCGGGGTAAAAGTATTGATTGACCAAATCTGCATCGGTCTGCCAGCAGCCCCGATAAATGCAACCGCTTGGAATTGACTGCTTCGCAACCAGCTGAATCTTTGAATACATTCCAACCGGATAACGGTTCAAGCAATGGTCTTGAAGTAGTTGAACGATTGAGGTCGTGCTTCCAGATTCAAAAGTCAAAATCCCAATCGGAATAACGAGCGGAGAAAAGGCGGGCATCCAAGCCCCACCGTTCACGGAAGCGTCAGGGACAAAATACTTTATTTTTGACACCTGCAAAGTTGTTGGCGTATCCGGGGTTATTTCAATATAAAACAGGTATTGCCTGCTGGAACTTTCGCTTCCCGTTAATACCAGAACGTCACCGAATGGCTGAATTTCAGTGGTTGTATCTTGGTAGGTCAAAAGCTGGTATAAATCAGGGCACACCCCGTCAGTTCCAGAGCGGCGAGTGTTCCAGCTTGAAGAATGTGCCGGGTCGGAAAGCGATTGGACAAAAATATCAATGTTTTGCGAATAATTATTCACCATTGAATGGTTAATGTCATTGGCTGGATTCGTCGCTTGGCTGTAATACGGCCTAATTTCAACCCGGCCATTTCTTACCGCCCATAACCTCCACCCATCCGTGGTGGGATTAACCGTCGTTGGAAGGTTTGTGGGAACTGCGGAATTGATTGCACACTGAGTCAGTGCCCCGGCAGAATCAAAAACCAATCCGGTTGCTGGCCGGATGATTGAACCTAGATTTGTTACATACTTCGTCGGCTGATAGATTTTGAACGGGTGCATAGGAATTGGAATAACGACTGGCGTTGGCGGCATCCCAATAACCCTACGCCGAATCTGATTCACCTGACGCGACAGGCTCGACATGTTCCTTGTGATTTGTGCTATCTGGCGAGTCGGAGCCGTGTTCTTTTTCCATTGCTGGCCAAGCGAATCACCGTCACGGGCAGAACGCTGCCCTGAACTTTCATGGAAGTTCGGCATTCCGCTGCGGGGGATTGGCGAATTAAATACCATTTTAGTATGTTATGTCGTAGTATTCCGGGTCGCCGGGATTTTTTGGCTTACCGGCATAAATAGGTCTTGGCAGGTTTGAATTTATATCCAAATCCCACATTCCCACTGCCGAACAAAGCCAAGAGCGAGTCACCTTAAACCATGTTCTTTGATATTCGATGGAGTCGGATTTTCTCAGGCAGGAAATCGAAGCATACCCGTATTTATCCAGATAGCATTGTGGATTGTAGGCATAAAGATAATCAAACAATGTTCTTTTTGAAAAGTTCGAGTCTTGAGGCGCAAGAGGTGAGTAAAAATAATCAGGCAATGACGGGTTGGCCTCCGTGATTGGATTTTCGACATACCCACCCGGATTTATATAAGGGGGGCGATAGTAATACACCGACCAGTTTATTTCAAACCCAACCATGTAAGGACTGTCCTCAATCTTCCAGAGTTTTTGAATGACTTCCTGTGCTGCGGAAAGTGCAAGTTCAATAGTGGGCTTGTTCGCCTTGGATATATTGAATGCCACATGAACGTATGGGTCGTTTACGTCTCCATTCTTGGTTGCCATTGCCGGATAGAAACTTGGCCCAGGATTTCCGTTGTTATACACTGACGAATCCTGAATTATTAAATCCTGCTTGAAGTCGTATTGCGGCTTGTAATTAACATTAACAATTCCCAAAACCATCCGTCCGCTTTTCAGTCCGGCCATAATGTTGTCGTGGACTTGGCCGTTTAACAACCCCGTCAAAGTTACAGCCGTTGGAAAGAACGGGGAATCCTGATACGTCTGGATTGCGCGAATAATGCACTGTTTTACTTGCTGCGTAATCGGGTCATCGTCAACCGGACTTGGATTCAGGGCGTAAAAATATCTCGGATGCTTGATGATGTTGATGCCAAGCTCAACCGGAGTGCAGGTAAATTCATCTGGTGGCGTGTCAAATGACAACCCTTCGGCAACGATTTTCAAAGTCGCCTTGTCCCCGCGCTGGCTTTGGATGGTGCTGGAAAGAATCCGAATCTGATTGTTGTAGCGGTCAATCAAAATCCCGCCACGACCAAGAGATAAAATCCGGGTGCAAGCATCTGCCCAAGTCAGGTCATGGAAACTCTTGGTGATTGTCGCCTGTTCCGCACGTTCCAAAGTTGGCGAGTCAACATCTTCCTGAATCTCGTAATCGGTCGCACCTTGCGGGCCTTGGATGGTGATTGCGCCTGCTGGCGTCGGAGCACCAACCGGCCCCGCCCCGTAGTCCTTGCCATCAGCGCGGTCTAGGAAGTGAGGAAGTGAGTCGCTGATAACAGGGTTATACATTGCCTTGAACGGTTAAAATTGCTCCCGCCGTGCTTGTGCTGCCAGCACCATTGGTTGCGACACAGCGATATTGTCCTGCCACAGTTGCTACAAGCGTTGGCGATGTTTGGCCGTCTAAATTGTTCCACGTGGAACTATCGGTTGAAGTTTGCCACTGATACGTTGTCGGCAGTTCTCCGGTTGCGACCTCGACCACAAAGGTTGCTGATTCACCAGTCTTGACCGTCGCAGACTGTGGAAACTTTATGAACACCGGAGGCCACGACAAACCCGGCTCGGCAGCAACAGCCAGTGCAACCAGATCGTCAACATGGATTCCCACCACCGGACAGCCATAGCGTTTGACAAAAATGAACTCGTTGCTGATTTGGATGTTCCGCGCCCACTTGACATTGAGCGGGGAAGTATGGCCAACGGTGACTTGCTGCGTCGGCTGGCTTGGCGTTTCTTCGCCAGTGTCAACCCAAACCTTTCCGCTCTCGTTTTTGAATGTAATCGTTTTCATGGTGCGTTTTGTAAATTGAATGTTCCAGCCCCGCCGCCGCGAGCGACGTAGGAAACCAGTTTCTTCATGTCCTGTGCGATGCTCTTGGTGTTGTGCGCCGTTTGTGAGGCTGGACTTCCACCCATGCCCGCGCCAATGACCAACCCCATCTTTTCCCAAGACGAGGCGGGGAGTTGCTTCATAAAGGAAAGCGGCTGTGGAGCGGGGCCGGGGTCTAATCCCTTTCCTGCGTGTTTAATAAGGTCAAATACGTCCTTCCCAATCAATGTGGTTGCCGGTCCTAAAAGAAGTCCGACCAATAATTTACCGACCATAGCGGATGTTTTGGGATTTCTGTCTATAAATCCTGTCATTGTCTTAATCATCACAGACAATCCGGCGGTGAATTCTCGAACGGCAGGAGCGGCCTTGTCAGCTATATCGGCGAACATCGCCTTCAAGTCGTTGCCCACAATCTTAAACGACCATCCCACACTCGTCAGATTCGTGTTGGTTCTCGCCATAATAGCCGACGCCCATTCAATCTTCGGATTCAGGTATTGAAAGGCATACCCATATTTGATGACTTCCTGTTCGCTGACTCCCATGATTTCGGCAAGCATTGAACGCTTCGTGACAAATTTCAGTCCAAGCCCGCTCGTCATCGCCTTAGCGTAAAGTTTAGGTGCGTCCTGATAGGCGCGGATACTTTCGTGCATCACCTTGGCCAGCCCTTTGATGGCTAAACCAACGGCCAACAGTGTTCCAATGATACCGCCAGCAGCCAAAGCCGCTCCACCCGTGCCGGACAATCCAGCTTTTCCAATCATGCCGCGTCCAGTCTTTGTCTGTGAAATTGCGCTGAATATCTGGCGCGATGCAAACAGGTTTCCCCAAACCGATGTCGGGTTGAATAGGGGCATCATGGCGAATGTCGCGTCCTTGATGAACTTCGACCTGTCCATGTCCATCTTGGATTTCAGGTCGGCAAGAATCGGCGGGGGTTTGCCCTTGAATCCCGCGCTGCTGCCGCCACCGCTGGAACCTCGACTCAAAACCCATGCCCTGTCCTCTGGACTCATGGCAGCGAGCATCTTGGAACTGACCTTGCCCATCCCGCCTTTCCCGCCATGCCCAAAGGCAATGTTTGCCTCTAAATCTCGGTTGACTTGAGAAAGTGGAGTGCCCTTGCCAGAAGCCTGTAATTGGCCAGCAATCTTGCTTTGGATGGCAGCAACGTCACCCTTAACTTCGTCGCCAAGCAATCGGAATTGTGCTCTTACTTCGCCTTCCTGCATAAAATCTTAGTCAATTCTTGGTCGCAATATCCCGGACTTGTCCGGCTTATTCCTGTTCCAAACATGCTGTCTTGATTTTCAACGGCCCACGAAAAATAGGCAGTCGCCTGAATTGTTGGCAAACGTCTGACATAATCCACTGACCAGCCAAAGAACTTTACCAGCGTGCAGCGTCGGTCAAATAGGAATCCAAATGTTCCTAAGACTGGACTGCTGCTGCATTTTTTTTTGAGCCTTCGGAATCTTCCGATGACCCGTAGGCGATAGCCGTCTTGCCAGCGTCCATGACCTGTTTCAGGGCTGCGGCATGAATGATTGACGGTGCTCCAAATGGCATCTTGGAAAACTCGGCTTTGGCCGCATCCTTCACTGATTGCACACCATTCTTGAACTGTGCGTCCAAGTCATCAATCGGGCGAGTGAGCAGGTAGCATAGTTCCCAAGCCTTTTGACCGGAAGCGAAGTAATCAGATTGTGATTCCTTGCCGGAAAAAGCCGCAATCAGCATATCAACAATCGGATGTTCCAATGTCTGCAAATACTCATAGTCAGCTTCGCAAAAAGCCCGCACGGTGTAATTGCCAACCTTGATGTCGGGATGGGGCGAAAAGGCATCAGCCAGCGGCCCCGGCAACGGTGTCGCCGCCGCCCGCGCCGCCGCTTCCCGCTTCTCAGCAGCATCAGCAATGGTCTTTGCCGCTTGCGGTGAATCCAATGGAATCGCTTCGGCCATATCACGATTGCGTATCCACCAGAGTCAGGTTTTCAGCGGTGATCGTTCTCATGCCGGGACGCTTGGGAGCAGCGGTGTATTCACTTTCAACAACCGTCGCATACCACAATTGCTGTGCCGCAATCGGGCCGCCCTGCCCCTTTTGCAGAATGTCATAGCAGTGAATAATCGTGTTTTGAGCGGGAGGGGCCATGTTGGAATTGTCCTCAACAGTGATGTCCCACGTTTGGCCGTGAACGATGGTGGTTCGGCGGCATTCCACGCCGGAACCATTTTCGCCATAGTCCAAATCCTTTTTAAGCCGCTGCTTGTAATCGGTCATGATGTAATAGCCATTGTTGCCGTTGTTAATGTCAGCACCGGGCTGGCCTTGAAATGCGGCCAAGCCCTGAGTGCCCCAAACGACGGTGGTTATGCCGGTTGAAGCGAAACCAATCGGCGGAGATCCGGGTGTTTGTGATTGCATAAATTATTTCGTGGTTGTGGTTGGTGTTTCGGGAACGATTTCAAAGCGGGCGTCAAAGTCCGATTGCGAAAGAAATTCATGGTGCAATGGCTGGTTGGTCGGCCACAGTTTTACGAGGTTTCCGGGATGATTTTCAAACCCGAAAGTCGCCGTGCTGGTTTTAGATTTGGCTGTCATAATTATGCTGGTGCGTTTGGATTGGTTAAAAGAATGGCTGGCTCGTCGTTCGCCGTGGAAAATTCGATGGCATAGGAATCCAGCGCATTATTGCCGCTGGACATGGGCGACATCCCCTTGTAATCCACTGGAAATTCTTCACTGATTCCAACCATGCAACGAATCAAGTCGCGCACTTCCTCGATGACATCATAAAACGGGTCGGCGTTACCAACTGTCTTGTAAAGAGAGTCGCCGCGCTTGACGTTCCAGCCGCGCCCGCGAGTGACAGCCACAATCCATTGCCGGTCAACCCGGTGATTTGCGGCGGCAACCGAGAACTCGCCGCGAGACTTTTCGCCATTGTAACAAATCAGGATTCGGGGGCGGTCATTGGCCATGCTCGCCTGCATCCAGAGCATTTGCAGATTGGAAACGATTTGGGCGTCACCACCCGACTTAGCTGCGTAGGGCAACAGCACATCGGAAAGTTGCTGCGCCTGCTGACTGATTGACAGCGGGGCGGTCAATCCGGCTGGAAGTTGGGGAATGGCCATGCTCATCGCAGTAGCCTTTCCGCTTCATTCTCTGCCGCTCGCATTACTTGGTCAAGGGCATAGGGAGTCAATTCGGCGTCATCCATTCCGGTTCCAATCAGAGGGAAAAAGGGACGGGCTGGAACGAATTGAGTCCCCCATTGCTGTTCTGCCGCATAGGGGCAATCCGTCCACACCGAAGCATGGTCGGGATTCATTTCATCAATCTGGATGGATGCTTGCAAATCTCCGGTTAGGGTTTCGGTTGGGATTCGATTTCCGCCATGATGTGTGTCGGCATAGTTCCGTGTCAAAGGTTGCCACGTCCAAGGCCTATCCTCTCCCTCTTGACCAAAATTGTGATTCACGATGCTGGCGAACCTGTTTGCCATCGCCGCCTGAATCGGCACACGAACTTCCTCGAATCTGGCTTGAACTTGTTCAGCCAAATCCATCGAAGATATGTCCAGTTCAAAGGTCATGGTTACATCGTATTTGAAATCACACCCGTTCCGAAAATGCCGCCCGAATAAATCACCGGACGGCCAACAACCGCCCCTTGAGGGAAGTCGCGCAACGTAACGTCGCTGAGATGCTTGTCGCCCGTGTTGACCGCATCCAAAAAGTCCCGAACCCGGCTGTATTCAGCAAAGAACTTGTTTTGCTCATCGGCGGTGTTGCGGCGGCGAATTAGGCGGTAGCAGGTGATGGTGAGCGCCATGTTCGCCACCGATGGAGGTATCGGATTGAACGGGATTTGCTGGCCATAGATGTTGGCACAGGCTTGGTCAATCTCCCCGCTGGAATTGGCAATACACTGGGTCAGGATTGTTGTGTTGAGCGCCCCGCGCCCGTCGTCATCTGTCAGGGCAATCAAATCCATTGGCGGGATTTCGCCTTCAACTGCGGCCTGAGTTGTATATTGCGACATATGTGTTAAATTCACGCCGACGCCGGAACTGCCAGTGGGGAAGCTGACGGCATGGCATCGGCGCTGGCGGGAGGGTTACTCCCGTAAATAATTGGTTTTCCGAAAATCTCCTGCTCTTGTGTTTCGAGCGGGTAAAGCACGTTGCCGGAATGTTTCAGGGCAATGCGCCTGTCTGCCCAAACATTGAATCCCAAATCGTTGCATCGCTGGCAGAACCACCAATCTTCCGACAGCCAGCGGGTGCGAATGGCTTTTGCGGCACGCTCTGGTGTCACGCCATACTTTTTGACCAGCGCCTCAACCCGTTCGGGATAAACAGCGATGATTTCTTCCGCGAACGTATTGGTTGCCAGATTCCAGAAGTTGTATTCCAGAATGTCGGTTGTTCCATCGGGGCAATAGGCAATCTCGTCACCCCATCGTTCGATGATTTTCTCAAATACAATCCGCTTGATTCTCATGAACCCCGTGCCGATGTAGGCAACCTGATTCAGGCCATTTGACTTCACAATCGGATTTCGGATTGTGTTCAGGCACGGCTCTGGCGCTCCCTGGCTTTTCTTGAAATACATCCCGCCGACAACTTCCTCGTCATGCGACAGTATCCGCTTTACATGGTCAATGCTGAAAACAAGGTCGCTGTCAATGAACAGCAGGTCGGTGCAATCACTTTCAAGAAAGTTGCGGGTAATCATGTTGCGCGACCGCCCGACATGCGGGCTGTCACCGAAAGAGTGCGCCACAGCGCCATGTATGGCCTCTGGAACGTCCGGCTGACTCGAAAGCCATCCATAGGTCATCAACAAGCAGCGGTGAAAATATGGGTCAATATGGAAAAAGCTCGGCACTCCGATGAACACCTTGACGGCGCTCTTTGTCCCCTTGGACTTTTTAATCACAGCGTCAGGACGGGCGAACTTCAACACCCCGCGATGACTTGAACTCGCACGGTGTTCAACCGACTCGAATCCGCTCGATTCCAGATGTTGAATAATACGCTCCGCATCCGGCCAACTGTGATATTCAAAAGCAACAGCCTTGGTCTTGGATAGATCGAGATTGGTGATGATGTCCAGTTCCGACCCTTCGGCATCTACCTTGACGAATTCGCAGCTTGGAAGTTCTTTGGACGGGACGGCATTGACCTCAATAGATTTTTCAGTCTGTTCCCCGTTTCGATACAGTGAGCATTGGCCGCTATTTCCCTTGCCATAGAACATCCTGACCGGACTCAGCGGGGCGATTGCCCGCTCGAAGAATCGAACATTGGGACTACCATTGATGTTCTTCCTGAAATACTCGGCATTTTCAGGAATTGGCTCGAATGCGTTTATCTGAGAATTCGGCCATTCCTCCAATGCCCAAGCCGTGAAAGCCCCCTCGTTTGCGCCTATGTCGAGAACCGTTTCAGGGGCGGCAACGAGAGGCATTTTATACTCACCAGCGAAAACCTCGTTGAAAGAGGCGTTGGTGTGTTCATAGTGGTTTTTGATTGTATTCCCCATAAAATCGAATCACTGAGCCATGTAAAGTCCAGTTGCGGTTGCGTTGGTCGCGGCAACCACTCCGCGCCATCGGTATTGGCTCCATTTCCCCTGAATATCCAGTTCGTAATCCAGAGTGGCAGCCCCGGTTGTGGTGTTCGTTGAAACCGGATTCCAGTTCGACCCATCAATGGTATCGTCCAGATAGAACGTGGCTGAGTTGGTTCCAACTGGTGTGTAATATAACTGAAACGTGTGCGTCGAGGAAACGATGGTGTTTTGCGCGTTGGTGAACGTAACTGACGCCGTGATGTTCGACGCAAACGTGATGTTTGTAAAAACAACAACCAGCGATGGCGCTTTCGGAAAGGTTAGTTCTCCCGCCTTGGCTGTCAAACACAAGGCGAGAGCGACAAGAAAAAGAGTGACTTTTTTCATAAGCATTTCCCCATGTTTCAATCCCCTAAAAGCCGAGTTGAATTGTGCCGTTGATCGTGCCGTTGTACGTCGCCGCCGTCGCCTCACCTTTGAACTGGGCGCGAATGTAACGGACTTCGCCGGGGGCCAGCTTGATGGTGACGGTGCTGGCCGCGAGCAAACCATTCGCAGCCGCGCCAGTCGAAAGCAGTGGGGTTGCGAAAATGGTGCTGTTGGCAAACGTCACGTTATCGCTGGACACTTGCAGGACGGCATTGATGTTGGCGCTGTTCGCCGGGCCATTGCTGGCGGCAGCAGCACCAATCCCAATTTGAACATTGACGATTTCCGTAACCGGATACGGAGTCGCCTGTTGCAAATCAATCGAATTGGTGTTGGTAACAGCGGCGGCATTCGCATTCAGCGAAACGACCTGCACGAAGTTGTTGTCAATGACTGCCCGTTGGTTGGTCGGGTAGTTGTTCGGCGTGAGTAGGTTTGAAAAAGATACGCTCATAATGTTTTGATGTTTTGGTTAATCAAGTTTGCCGAATCCTAGGTGCTGCCAGTCGTGTTGGTTTCGGTATCGAGAATCGAATCCGTTAAGGTAATCGGATACCCATTGGTTTCCAGAGGACGCGGGGCGAAAGCTGGACGGCCACCCGCATCAGACGGATGGAACGAAACCCCGCCAACGCCGCCCGAAGAAACGCCAGCGACGTTGCCGCCAGCCATGCCTTGAAGGACGGTGGAGCGGCTGCGTTGCAGTGTGGCTTCCGCAGTTCGGTTGATGAACAAGCGAAGGTTGTTGCGGCGGGCCACCGGGATTTTGGCAATCAATTGGGCAACCACGTCGTCCGTGAGCCAGTTCGCCAAAGTCGTGTTGATTCCGCCCACAGACCAAGCAGAGTAGGCCGAACCGAGATTCAGACCAACCCATGCCTGCAAATTGCCGACATAGGCCATGTAAGGATTGCTGGAGCCGTCCAAGACCTGTTGGAGGTGGGGAGCGGAAATTGCGAATTGACCGCCTTGGCCAACGTCAAACCGTGCGCCGTGTTTCGGGTCCATCCAGACCAGATAGGCCGAAGTCGTGCTTGCGCCCGTGCTCGGCAGAACCGAGTAGGCAAGCTGTTTGCGAATGCCGGTGAACCCCTTGGAATCGGCGGAAACGCCATACCAAGTCTGTTGTCCGAGCAAGATGGAAGCGGCGCGCATCGCGCCTTCGGCTTCGAGCATCCACAGCGGGCCGACATTTGCCGGGTCAGCTTTCCAAACGGCTTCGTCCTGTTGCAACTCGACATCCAGGTTGAACATTTCCTTGACCGCTTTCTTGTAGATGGACTTGCTGGTTGCCACGCCCTGATTCACATAGCGGAACTGGGCGGTTGGCAGAGTTGTCCGGCTTGAGACTTCATACCATGTTCCCTCGCGGGTCACGGCAGAGAAAGTGCTGAATTCCGGTGCGAGCGTGGTTACGTCCTCAATCAGCCCGGTGAAAGCATCGGCGCGGTAGAGGGTTGCAATGTCGAATAATGTCGTGTTGGGCATAAATTTGGATGGTTAGTTGCGTGAAAGTCCGAGGGTGGTATCCGCCAGAAATTGGGCGGTGAGTTGGGCCGCGCCTTCCGCCTGTTTGGAGCGGCAGAATTCGGCGCGAGCGTCGGCGGTTTCAAAGGTGATGACCTTGCCATCGGCGGATTTGGGCGGCTCAATCTTGCGTGTTCCGGCCAGTTTGACCTGCCCCTTGGTCAACTTGGAGAACATTTCCTTGATGACCGGAATTTCCATCTTGGAAAGCTGTTCGTCCGTCAGGGGGACAACCTTGCCTTCGCGGGTAGCGTCGGCAACCAGACCGGCAATCTCGGCCTTCTTGGACGAAAGCGCGGAGGCATCGGTGCTGGCCTTAAAAGCGGACAATTGGGTTTCGTGTTCCGTCAACTTGGCGGTCAAGGCGGTAACGTCAGGAGCAGCAATGCCCTTAATAGCCAAAGCAACTTGCTCGGCAATCATGGCGGAAAGCTCGCTCTTTTCCTTGGCACTCATGCAGGCTTTGCAGCCGCAATCTTTTTCGTGAGTTTTGCCGTCAGCGGCAAGTTTGATGTCATTCATAGGTTTTGCAGAGAAAAGGCCGCGATTGGCGGCAGGTTGTTCAACGAGGTCAACAGAATAAATATCGGTCGGACGGAGAAAATGTTTGTCACCCTGTTTTTCGTAATTCTTGTCCACGGCAACCGATAGGCCAAAGGCTTCCGGCATCTTCGAGGACATTTCCAGAATCTTGCCGTAGTTTTCGTCGGATTTTAGCAAGTGCAGATCGGCGCGAAGCTGGTTGCCATCAATTCGGAAACCTTTCAGTGTGCCGATGATTTGACCGACGCTGCCATCATGTTCCTCGCTTTGGGAAAGTTTAACTTTGACGCCATCTTTGAAACCGGAGGCTATGGAAAGCAGACTTGAAATCGTATTATGGTCAATCCAAGTGCCAGCGTGTTTCCCGGCGCACTCGCCAGCGGTTATGACTGATACGCCGGAGATAATGCCGGAATCTGAGTCAATCTTTTGATTGCCAGCGATGGCGGAAAATAAGCAAGTGCCTTCCATTGGCGAAACAAATAAACCCCAAAGAGTTTTTTGTCTTTAGGCACGTTTCGCACTTTGCGTAAATCTGTTTTGGCGGTGAAAACGAAAAGAGCCGGGTTTTAATCCGGCTCGCGTTGGTTCGGGGTTGAAATTATGCGCTGTCCCGCACGAAAAGTTCCTCAAACTTGCGGGAGTCAATTTGAAACGAAGCGTCGGCGTCAACCACTTCATAGTCCCCCGTTTTTGGGTCGGTCGCAACCCATTCGGCGGCGACGTTGACTTTCACTTCTTTTTGAATCCCGCCGACAACAGAATTCTTGCTTGCGAATTTGTTCCGGTAGAATTTTTGAACGTCCAGCAGAACGAGGCTCTGCTTGCTGGTTGTCGCAACGCCAGCCGGAACGTAGGGATGCGCCCCTTGAACCTCGTAGTAATACTTTTTGTTGTCACCGGATTTCAGTTCGGTCTTGCGAACGAAGTGTTTCTCAATGATGGTTTCCAGCCGCTCGGATTCTTCCGGCCCGACCCAGTTGATGTTTTCAGGATTGGCGGATTGAAGCGGCACTTGCACGTCCATCTTTGGGGGACGACCGGGGCCTCGTTTGGTTTCAGGAGAGGCTGCGCCTGTCCCCATTGGTTCTGTTATTGTTTCAGGCATGATGTTTTGTTTTTGTTATATGTTGTCTTGAAAAACTGCATGACGATTTAGTTTCCATCTCACTATCTCAGCCCCGGAAATAAACCAAGGCGAATTCTTTCCCATCCCCTTTTTGTGCGCCGTCTTAAAACAGCCACGGATGCACATGAGTTGGATGGTGCGGGTAGAAAGTGGAAATAAATATCGGCGCATTCGAGCGGCCACACTGACCCTTACTTCATCGGAAATTGTCTGATTGTTCCCCATCTTTCGTTTAGTGTTGCGCTGGACTCATCAAGCCCGCTTGTGTGCTTCTTCCTAAATCCTGAAACACAAGGTAGCCGCTAACGTCCAAGATTAAATCATAACACGGACTTGAAAAATCTGCGTTGGGGCTTCCGGTCATTGTGCCATCTTCGTTCCGTCTTGCGAACCAAGCGTTCGGCAAACGCCACCATCCTTGCTGCCCGTTTAGGCTCCACTGAACGGGCGTGTTGTCCCAAGGAATTTTCCCAAATACTTGTGGCTTGCAGATTCTCATTCCCCGTCATCCTTCAATACTTTTCCAGTCGGTTTCGGATTCAAAATGGATTCCGGCACATACTCGATTTCGTAACCGAGCTTTTCACCGCCGTGAACCAATGCTGCTTGCGTTGGCCGCAATCCGCCCTGATACAACTGGGCGTAAGACTTCGTGAGCGCCATTGCATCACCCGGCTTGACGCCGCCCCAAAATATCTTTGGAGCGCGACCGGAATATCCGTTGATGCGAAGGTGCTGCTCGAACAACTGCTTTTCCAGCGTGTCGGAGAAATTTGTCTGGTCTGCCAGCTTGATGTCCTCTCGAACTGATTCAGCCTGTGCCGCCATACCAGAACCAAGCCCGGTGTTTTTTGGCGTGGATGAAAGCACCTGTCCAATGACAATCTTGCTGACTTCGCAGTTGCAGTAGTCGTTGAAAACCTTGTGGGCATTGCTGCCGTCAGTGGCATTAGCCTGAATCAGTTCCGCGTCGGCTTTCTTATCAATGACCAATCCGCCGATCTGCGTTGCCATTGAAAATGCCTGCTGCAAAAAAGCAACCGTGTCGGCCTGCTGCGCGTCGGCTTTTCCAAGAATGAACGGCGAACCATATTTCTGCATCATTAGCGCCCACCAATCGCGGTCTTGTGTCGCCAGCAGCCACCAGAAAAGAATGCTCCTGATTTGTCCGCCGAAGTTTGGTGGAATAGATGGGCAAAGAATGTTGCCCCTGTGGACTATGTGAACTTCGGGGTCAGGAGCATAAACATTTGAAATTGAATAATCCACGCCGCCGCTGGTGTTGGTCTGGTAAAACCGAAGCCAACCCTCCCACATATCGGGGTCAAAAGCCGATGCTGAATTTTTCGCTCCCGGCTGATAGGCGAGATACGGGATTTTGAAGCAAAGCAGGATGTAGGGAATCGGAGCGATTTCTTTCAGCCGCATCCGAAGCGGGAATTTGAACCGTGAATTCGTCGCGCTGTCAACCGGCTCGTAAATCTTCTCTGCCGCACTTGCGGGCATCAGGGTCGCGTCCAGCAAATGCAAACAGCCATCCCGCCAGTTTCGGCAGTTGTCAATCATTTCCTTGATGACGCCAGCGGCAACGATGTCATCTTTGTTGTCCTTGTCGTAGGGAATCAGGTTATAGGGTTGCCCGACAATGACCATCTTGCGTTTCATCCACTCAGCCTGCAAATGCGTGTAGGATGCAATCATATCCCGAACGATGGTGAAATACATCCAAGTGTCACCGCGCTCGGCTGACCGCAATGCGGCTTGGATTCGATTTACGTCGGTCTGGTTGGCAAGATATTGAGGCTCGCCAAGTCCCGACATCCTAGCGCGGCGCGTGGTATGAACGGCAACAGCATCCTCGATTGGCTCAAGGTTTTTCGTTGTGACCTTCCGTTGAGGAAGATTGTCAATTGCTGATAGTGTCGGCATTGCTCGTTCTCCCCATCAGCCAAAATTCAATGAATGTTTCGTGCAGGCTGGCAATTTGAATCGGCGTTGGTTCGGATTGCTTGGCTTTCTTCAAATCCGACAGCCATTGCGCCTTGTAATCATCCCACGCCTTGCTAGAGGCGAGGATGTCCCCAATCTCAAATTGCGTCTGCGCCATTTCTGTATAAATACGACAAACTGAAAAAAATGCAACTATTTCTTGCAACCCGCTCCGGCCATGATTAAATTAAACCGTGGGAAGAAAATCCCCGGAACCAATCATTGTGACAAAAGAAATGCTCGTCAGGGCATGGTTTTATTTCCGATGGGCCGACATCCGGCGCTGCTTCCGGTTGAATCCTAAATTCTTGGTAAGATTATGAACAAAACATTTGGACAAATTGTTGGAATGATTCAGAATGAAACCGGCAAGTTCGGCAGATTCGTTCCGGTTGGCGAGTTGGCCGAAATTCTGGTTCCAGTCACATCGGAGCAGTGGGCAACCCTGCCTTTGAACAAAACGGTTGAAATGCAGATTCCACACATCTTTGCGATATGAGTGAATACATTCTGCTGAGAGACATAAAGCGGTGTCCACAGTGCCGCAACAAGCCCATTTCAAAAACATCAGAGGTTTGTGGCCGGTGTGGTATGCGCCTATTCTTTCGACCGATTGACTTTGAGGCTTACGAGGCTGACGGAAATCCGCGCCGTTACTGGCTCTGGACAAATGACCGTGGCTGGATTTACAGAGACTTCGTTATGTCGCCAGAAGCCGCGCCCCAAACCGCCGCGTGGGAGTTCACAAATCCCGAACGGAACACCAAGACCGTTGAGGAACGGATTGAGGATGTCAGGAAAGAAACCAACGAGAAGAAGCGGCGCATCACTCCGAAGAAAAACCAGTTTGGGTTTGGTAGGTCAAAAACAGTTATCGCCGGTCGTTAGCCGCAAATCATCTGCATTGGCTTTCCAATGGCCATCGGAAGGGCAAACCTGATTGGCCCGCCCGCTTCGGCTACGAGAAAATTCCGTGCGGATTCCAGTGCGTCATCACCACCCTCCCCGTTCTCGTCAGCATTTTGTTTAGCAATGTCGCCTATCCGGGTTTCGTGATTCTGAGCCATTGGGATTTGGGAGATCAGGTTTGTGCATCGCTGGTGGATATACCACGTTGGCGCGATATTCTTTTCCACGTCGCCCAATCGCTGCTGCATCACCGCCCAAGCGTTCACGCGGTCAATTTCAACCGGCGTCAGCGTAATTCCCAAATCCTCGAAATCCATTGCAATTGTCCGGCCATCCTGTTTTCGTGAAAAACAATCCTTACCCGCCGCGATGTTGTTGATGTCGCCCATGTCCAGTCCGTTACGGCGCAACATGGCTTTGAAGTTTTCAGCCTGTTCCTCAATTACCGACTCGTTGGCGTGTTCCTCATCCACAGTGAATGAATTTCCCATTTTGTCCTTGAAGTGAAGATGAAAGCAATATGGATGGGCAAAGCCATAATCGTATGACGCATACCAGTTTGCGGACGAATCAATCAAAGGATTTACGTTTTTGTTTGGGTAAACATGCCAGCCCTCGTTCCAGTTGGTGAAAAACTGCCCGCTTTGAAAATGCGGGTCGCCAAGATACCAGGATTTGTATTTCCATCCCGTCAGGCTCTTGAGCGTGTTGATGTATTCTGGGTTGTTGTAGCGATTATCATCCACGCGGGCGAGAATATAGCGCGTGGTTCGCTGCGCTTTCTTCTCCCAAGGCTCATAGAACACCTTCATCGTCCAAAAGTGTCCGACCCCGCCCCAGTTCCATGCTCCGTAAAATCTCGGCCTCCATCCAACCTTTGATGTTCTCAAACACGTCATCAGGTTTTTCCATTTGTCAAACGTGAGTGTTGTCAATTCCTCAATCGCTATCACGTCATATTCTTGGCCCAAGAAGTTTTCAATATCTTTTTCATCCTTGAAGTGTTTCACCACGACATACGACCCGTTTGGAAATTCAATGGTTCCGGCCTGTTCCCGGTAATTCGGCTTCATGTTGGCCGGAAAGTTTTTGCACACGCTCAGAAGCAGGCCGCGAATCTGTTCCCGCGCCGCCGTGACCGACTTTCTAAGATATAGCACTTTCAGGCCGGGAAACCTCTGAACGTCATCGGCGCATATCTGAGTGAACATCCAATCTGACTTACCCCCTCCGCGAGCGCCGCCGACCCCAACCGCCGTTGGCCCGCAATCGGGGCATGATTCAGGGATGGATTGTCCCGCCGCGACTAAAGTCTCACACGCGGCGCAACGATGGTCGCAAGCCCTTGCCGCAGCCGCCATTTCAAGCTGCTTGGGTTGTAGGAATCTTCCGGCGCGGTAGAAATTCATCACCTGGTCATCCGGGCATCCCGCCGCCAGCGCGAGTTTGGCGTATTCCAAGAACACCTGTTCGGCCATTGTGAGTTTCTTACGCTTGGCCATATTAACGTCTGGTGTTCAATGTGGCTAGAAACCCGGCAGAAGATGCCAGTAAAACGCCCGACCAAAGTTCTCCGATGGTTCTATTCCAGACGTGTAAAATCATCAAAAACATCATGCCACAAAAATCCCATTTGACAAATCCAAACATCCGTGCGAATTGTCTTGCGTGATTGAAATTGACCAGTTAAATATCGTTTTGCCGTCTGTGGAGGCGAAAGCCTCAAAGCCCGCCAATTGCTTTTCACACACAGACGGCTTTCTTGTCATCGGTCGCAACCGCCAACTCGGTAACCCGTTGCATTGTGGTCGCCATGCCCGCTCATGGCTAGAGACAGCCCAATCCGCTCCCCTCGAATCCGCCCGCGCCCAAACTCACCAAGAAATGTCCCCGCTGTCCCCGAACATCCCTTTGCGTGGGGTGTGTGAGCCGAAGGCTGACAGCAGCAGGTAAGCGGACGCTCTCCGTAACCTGTTTGGGGATATAAGGGCGTTCTATGCCCAAATCAATCCAACGAATCCCTCGCCCCATCCACCACCCGATTCCATTCCTCCACCAATCCAGCAGTCAAATCATCCCTGAAGCCAATACCAGACTTGAATTTTTTCCTGACCCGACCAAACCCCTTTCCTCCATCTACAACAAGATTCAATCCAAGGTTAATAGCAGGGGAAAATGTATTTGATGACATATTAACCCGACCGGGTGCCGGGGGAGTATGTTTTTGAGCCTGTTCTGTATCGTTATTCATTGGCATTGTTCTACACTATGCAAGTGCTTGTGAATGAGTGAATTATAACACTGATTAAATACAACACCCCAATGCTAACTATAATTCAAGTCATTGCTGTTCAAGGCTTTAACTGTGAGACACCCTGACACTCTACGCTCTTAACTACATCCGATTGAACATCAACCACTTGCTTGCATTGTTCCACGTGGTTAGCGCTAACTTGGCTCGCCTTAAGCATGGACAAGAGCCTTGCCATGCTATCGTCTGACAGTGTATTGACACCGGGGCCGGACTGCTGCTGGCCTGACTGCGGGCCAAAGCGATCACGGGCGATCACACCAAGCCGGAAAGCGTGTGCTCGCCAGTCTGGCTGTTTCATGCCAACACCATCGCCACAGTTTTTGATCTGGCGCATTGAGTGTTGAATCTCTGAACCTCGCATCCTCGTGCACGTAGCGTCAAATGCGTCTGCTCTGTGGTGTTTTGCTTTCCAGCTTCTCCATTGGTCGTAGTTAATATTAAGGATAAGGCATGATTCACGTTCAGAGCACTTCGAGCCAATGACCAGTTCAGCTACAGCTTCTGCGTCTTGAATGGTCAGCTTGCGCCGCTTTGGGGTGTTGGCGGGCACTGTGGTTGTTACTGCATCCATTGGCGGGAATATCGTTGCAGTCGTGTTAAATTGCAAGTGTCAAGTTTGTGGAAAGTGTCTTGAGAATTTGAGACAGTGCAAGTGTGGTGTTTCCAATAGGTTGCGATAGTGTCCTGTAAAGTGTCCATGAATACACTTTGGGGTGCTGTGTATGCCTTGCTGGACAGTTTGATGTAATTGGATTGTGTCCATTGTGGATTCTGTGTTTTGTGGCGTGTCTCACGAATTGAGAAAGTGTCCTGTTTTTGATACGTTTGGCATGGCATGGCGAGTGCTAATGGTGTGGTGTTAGTGACGGTACGACAAACAACAAAAAGCGAATCAAATGAAAAATAAATCATGGAAACTGGCGAGCAAGATTGAGACTGGCGAAAAAACCGACTTGGTTTTTAGGTTTGCCGGCCACACTATCATTGTCGAATCCGAATCGTCCACCTGTAGATGGATTCGGTATTCTCTGAACGGGACGGATTGGCAGCTTTGGCCGGACAAATGGCTTTGCATCCAGTCTGCGGCTCGCCACAACAATTTGCCGGTTGCCTGATTCGCCCCGGTGTGCGCGGAGACATGACCGGCGAAAATGACTAATAACCCCCAACTCAACGCAAAATTATGAAAATTAAAATCGTCTCACGCTGGAATAGCGAAATAATCCTGTTTGAATCCGACGAAGAAAATATAGGCGAGGCAGGCGCAAACCTGTCAGGCGCATACCTGTCAGGCGCATACCTGTCAGGCGCAAGCCTGTCAGGCGCAAACCTGTCAGGCGCAGACCTGTCAGGCGCAAACCTGTCAGGCGCAGACCTGTCAGGCGCAGACCTGTCAGGCGCAAACCTGTCACGCGCAGACCTGTCAGGCGCAGACCTGTCAGGCGCAAACCTGTCAGGCGCAAACCTGTCAGGCGCAGACCTGTCACGCGCAAACCTGTCAGGCGCAGACCTTCTAAAACTTTTAGCTGTCAGGACGATTGTGCCGGACGGTGATTTAGTTGGCTGGAAGAAATTGTGTGATGGGGTGATTTGCAAACTGCAAATTCCGGCGAAAGCAAAACGTGTTGGCGGTTTTATTGGCCGCAAATGTCGCGCTGAATTTGCCGTGGTGCTTGAGGGCAACGGTCAAAGCCAGCATAACGGCATGGAATACAAGGTTGGCGAGACGGTCAAGCCGGACACCTACGACCCTAACCCGCTGGTGGAATGCTCAAACGGAATCCACTTTTTTATCAGCAAACAAGAGGCGA